TCCGGTGGATGTGCTCGGCACTACGCTGGTGCAGGCGGGCGCAGAAATTTCCAAGGGTGATTCTCTGAAGGCCGACGCTGACGGCAAGGCGATCACCTGGGCGACCTCGGGCGCAAAGGTCGCCATTGCCCTCGAAGCGGCTACCGCGGCGGATCAGATCATCGAGGTTCTGCTGATCCAGAACGTCGCCTGATCTCGATCGGCGCGAACCAACAATCCCCTATTGGAGAGCTTTCGATGTCCACCCAGATGACTCCTGCCCAGGCGCGCGTGGTCGATCCGATCCTGACGAGCGTCGCCCAGGGCTACAAGAACGGCCAGATGGTCGGCGATGCATTGTTCCCTGCGGTCCCTGTGACTCAACGCGGTGGAAAGATCCTGTCCTTCGGCAGCGAGGATTTCGAGCTGTACAGCACCGGCCGGGCGCCGGGTGCCAACACCAAGCGTGTGCAGTACGGACACGCCGGCCAGCCGTACGCGCTCGAGCAGCACGCCCTGGAAGGCGTAGTCCCGTTCGAGCTGATGCAGGAAGCCAACGTCGTTCCGGGCATCGATCTCGGCAGTGGCGCCATCCGCAAGACCCAGAACATCATCGCGTTGCGCACCGAGAAGGCGCAGGCCGATCTGGCGACGACTGCAGGAAGCTACGCAGCCGGTAACAAGACCACGCTCACCAGCACGGCACAGTGGTCCGACTACAGCGGCACATCCGATCCGGCGAAGGACATCGAGACAGCGAAGGAAGCAATTCGAGCGAAGGTGGGCCAGCGCGGCAACACCGTCGTACTGGGCGCCGCGGTGTTTAAGGCGCTGAAGCTGCATCCGAAGATCCTCGATCGCATCAAATACACCGGCCGCGACAACGTCACCACGGAGCTTCTGGCCAGCCTGTTCGACGTGAAGCGTGTGCTGGTAGGCGATGCGATCTACCGCAACGCCGCCGGTGCCATGACCGACGTCTGGGGCAAGTTCGTGGTCGTGGCGTACACGGATCTCTCCAGCGCGGCGGATCTGGGCACGCCGAGCTACGGCTACACCTATAGGCTGAATGGCTATCCGCTGGTCGAGTCGCCCTACCAGGACCGCAACGCGAAGAGCTGGGTCTATCCGGTGACCGACGAATTGTCGCCGGTGATCGCAGCGGTCGACGCGGGCTACCTGATCAGCACGGCAGTGGCCTAACCGGAATACCACACCACGAGAGCGAAGGGTCGTTGAAGGCTCAGGAAGTAGAGGTTTAGTCGCCCCGTACAGCGCAGATAACGGGGCCTTGAGATCGAACGGATGCGATGGACTGTGGCTGCGCCACTTGCCTGAGACCCTAGACCTTGTTGATTCCCCCGGCGCTGATGGACCGGCGCCGGGGCTCTGACGGAGAAAGCGATGGCACGTTCCAAGCAGAGGTCGAAGAGCAAGACAGGCGATCTGTCTGCACCGACTCCCGGTTCCTCGTCGGCGGACGCAACGGGCGAAAGCTCGGTGTCGGTCGATCAGCGGCTCCCTGAGAATCTGGAGCAAGTCGGCGCAGCATCAGAACAGGTGCAGAACACAGATGCTGCTGCCGGCGCCCCGAACGCAGCACCGCCGCCCAATCCCACTGAAACGGATGCGGTGCCGCTGTTCGCGGTCACGATGGTCAACCTGGCTGGCAAGTACTACGAGCCGGGCATGCAGCTGGAGGAATCGCAGATCGCGAAGGATGAGGATGCCATCCCGGCATTGCTCGAAGCCGGTGCGATCCGCGAGGGCTGATGTACTGCACGCCATCACAACTCGCCGACGCGAAGCTCTCACGTGAGCTCGCCCAGGTCGCGACGCCTGACAGCGCGCCGGTCCTGGACGATGCGCTGATGGAGGCGACACTGCGCGGCACCGACCGCTCAGCCTTCGAGGCCGGTGCCGTCGAACTCGCCGATGCTGCGCTTGTGCACATCGAGCAGGCGCTCAACAACGCCGACGGCGTGATCAACGGATACCTGCGCAGTCGCAAGCCGGCGCCCTACGTGGTGCCGCTCGACCCCGTACCGGAGATCGTCTCTGTCTGGGCGCGCTGGATCGCTCGGTACATGTTGCACAAGGATCGGGCCGGCACCACCGACCAGGTCGATCCGATCGTGCGGGACTACCGTGAGGCGCTGAAGTTTCTGCAGCTGGTCGCGGACAACAAGTTCTCGCTGGGCGCGGATGATCCGCTGCCGCCGGCCGGCGCCGGCACACCGCAGGTGTGTGCGCCCGAGCGGGTGTTCACGCAGGACACGTTACGTGACTACGGCACATGAGCACCGCTCCCTTCGACGTCGAGCCGATCAAGGCGCGTTTGAAAGCACTGGTGCCGACGTTGCGCCAGGTCGGGCTTGCGGCCGACTTCGCGGCGATCAACAGCCTGCAGGATTTTCCGGCGCCATGTGCGTACGTGATCCTCGCCAGCGAGACGGGCATTTCTCAGCCGACCGGGCATGCGCCCCGCGGGCAGCAGGTGAAGCAGCGGCAGATGGTACGCGTCACCTTCGGCGTGGTGCTGGCCGTTCGCAACTATCGCGAGCAGCACGGCGGCCAGGTCAGCGAGGAATTCAAGACGCTCCTGGGCGCGTCGCGCGATGCGCTGATGGGCTTCGTGCCGGACGCCGACGGCGCTCGTCCATGCGAGTTCATCCAGGGCGATCTTCGGGACTACAACGCCGGCTGCGCGCTGTGGGCTGACGTGTACCAGACGCAGCATTCGATCGGTTGACAGGACAGAGGTTTTTCACATGGCCAATGCACAGCAGAGCAAGCGCGTGGAAGTCACGCTCGCCAAGCCGCACACGCACGGCGGCCGGGACTACCAGGCCGGCGACAAGATCGAGGTGACCGAGGCGCAGCGTGCCTGGCTCGCTCATCCCGATCGCCAGGTCATCAAGACGAAGGAGGCAAAATGAGCCTGTTTTCACTTCAGGGTCGTATCCATGTGGGTACGCGCCTGGTCAGCGGCAAGCCCGGCCCGCTCTCGTGGGTGGGTAACGTACCCGAGGCAACGCTCGCGCTCGCCACGGAAACGACCCCAAAGACGGAGTCGTTCTCCGGCCAACGGCTGAGCTACGGCCGCTTGCAGACCAGCAAGTCCGGCACCTTCAATCTCACGCTCGATGAGTGGTCGCTCAAGAATCTGGCGATGGGTCTGTACAGCGCCTCCGCCAACACGGCCACCGGCACGGTGACGGATGAGGCATTTCCGAGCGCACTGGTGGCAGGTGATCAGATCCGGCTGGAGCATCCGTACGCCAGTGCGCTCGTCATCGAGGACAGCGCGTCGGGTACACCGGCGACGTTGACCGCGGGCACGCACTACCGCCTCATGGGACACAACGCCAGCATGATCGAGCTGCTGGACGTCGCGTCGCTCACGCAACCCTTCTTGGCCAGCTACAGCTATGCAGCCTATGACCAGATCGGTGCGTTCTCAGTCGCCTCGCCTGAGCGTTACGTGGTGTTCGATGGCGTCAACACCGAGACCGGCGAAGGCGTACTAATCGACGTGTACCGCGTACGTTTCGATCCGATCTCCGAGTTGGGTCTGATCCACCAAGAGTACGGCTCGCTCTCGCTGGCAGGCTCGCTGCTGTTCGACGAACTCAACAACAGCGGCGGCCAGGAAGCCGGCTTCTTCCGCATCCGCCAGAAGGCGCCGACGCCGTAAGTCATGGCGAGGAAAGTCGACAAGGCAGGAACGAAGCCCAAGGTGTCGCCGAGGCCAGCGACCGACGTCGAGGATCTTGCGATCCTGCATCCGGATCGCGAGGTGACGATTGCTGGCCGCCCTCTCGTCATCCGCGAGTACGGCTTTGTCGAGGGGCTGAAAATGCGTGCCATCGCACAGCCTTTCATCGACGCGCTGTATGCGCTGACCGACGGGAGTGGCGGTCGCCCACCGAGCTTCCTGGATGTGGAGGCACTGCTCGGCGAGCACTTCGAGCACGTGATTCCACTCATCGCGAAGGCCGCTGATATCGAGTCCGAATGGATCTCGAGTTTGAGCGATGAGGACGGCTATCGCCTCATGCAGGAATGGTGGCTCGCAACCTCGGGTTTTTTTATCCGGCGGGTGGTGGAGCGTCTCGCCACCGAAAGGGCGGTCGAACGGCTCGCTGGGTTGAGATCTACGACGTTCTCATCCGCGCCGGATATGGCTGCACACCCGCCGACATCGGACGCTTCACCCACCGCCAGCTGACGCTGTTCTTCGCGGAGGCGCAGCGGCACGCACGTCGGGAGCGCGTGGCACGCGTCATGGATACGAACGCCGCGACGCAGGCGAAGGATGGCGGCAAGGCATTGCTGCGGCAGTTGAAAGACGATTGAGGGTGAGCTGTGGCTGCACGAGGCCGTGAACTGGAGCTGGCGCTACGAATCCGGACCGACCTGGATCAGGCGGTCGGTGACCTCAAGAAGATGGAGGTCGGCCTGGATGGCGTCAAGAAGTCCGGCAAGACGGCCGGCGCGGGGCTCAATGATCTGCGCACCCAGGCCACCGCTACAAGGCAGCGGCTGCAGGCGCTGACGACGGCAGAAGTTGCCGCGGCCGACGCCACACGCGTTCATAGCGCCGAAATCAAAGCGCTCAGATCCGGGGTCACGGGTCTCTCGCGATCGCTGGGCGGCAACGTCAACTCCAATGCATTGCGGCTCGCGACCTCATTTGGCCTGGTCGGCGCGGCCGTTGGTGGTGTCGTCACAGGCATCGCCTTGTTCGTCAGGACGGCCTACGAGGGATACAACCAGACGCAGGCGTTCAAGCGCGAGCTGATTGCCACCGGTGGCGCGGCGGGCTTCACCGCGTCCGGCTTCGAGTCCGCCGCCGCGTCGATCGACGATTCAACCGGCGCGATCGGCCGAGGCCGTGAGGCATTGCTCGCGCTGCTCAGCTCCGGCCGCGGCACGGCGGCCACGCTCGAGCAGCTCGCGCGCGGCGCCGTCGCGCTCTCGGAAGTCACCGGTCAAAGCATCGAAGAGACGACCCGGCAGATTCAAGGGATGCTCAAAGATCCCGCCAAGGCGGTCGCCGAGCTCAACGAGCAATATCACTTCCTCACCGCGGCCGAGTACGCCCACGTGGTCGCTCTGGAAGCCGTCGGCAAAGAGACGGAAGCGGCGCAGTTTGCGGGCGAGCGGTTCGCGGATGCGATGACACAGCGTCTGGACGAGGTGCATCGTCAGCAGGGATTCGTGGAACGCGCCTGGCGTGCGATCAAGGAAGCCGCCGCCGAGGGTGTGGATGCAGTGCGCAGCGTCGGCCGCGCACAGACACTGAAGGAGGAAGTCGACAGCTTGCGGGATTTCATCGCGCTGGTGGACGGCAATCCGACTGCGGTTGCGCTGCTCGCCGGCAATCCCGTGACCGGCACCTGGCTGACCGGCAAGTTGGGCGGCGCTACCACGATCACGCAGCTGCGGGAGAGGCTCGCTCGCAAGGAAATCGAGCTGATCGAGGAAACCCAGCGGGCCGAGGCGCAGGCGGAGAAAGCGCGCAATGAGGCCGCGGCGATCGACGCGCAGCGCCGCCAGCAGAAGCTCCTCGACCAGGACAAGGAAATCGCCAAGGCGAAGGAACTCAAGCAGCTCGAGGAAGACTTCGCCAAGATCCGTGCGACCGGCCGCACGACGTTCGACGGCATGCCGATCAATTCGGCAGAGGCGAAGCGGCGGGCGCAGATCGAAGAGCGCTATCGGGATCGCACGCCGCAGCAGAAAGCTCCGAAGACGGCCATTGACCGCGATGCCCTGGATCGCGAGCGCTTCGTCAAGCAGCTCGAGCGCCAGGCAGCGGTGCTCGGCCTCACGCGCGAGCAGACCCTGCAGTACGAGATTGCCGAGCGCAAGCTCACCGGTGCGCTGAAGGAGCGCGCCGAGGCATCGGCGAAAGCGATCGGCGAAGACGAGCGAAAGAAGCAGGCGACCGCCGATGCGAAACAGGTGGCGGAGATCCAGACGCAGTACTTGCGGGCCATCGGTCAGAACGCCCAGGCAGCCGAGCATGAGCTGGAGCGGCGCTACGAAGCCCTGCTGACACGGCTGGTGGCGCGCGGCGATAAGGGCGGCGAACAGATCGTTCGCAAGCTCTTCTCGGCCGAGAAGACGCGCGTACAGCTGGATCAGATCCAGCAGGCGTTCGGTCGTTTCCTCCAGGACATTTCTCGCGAAGAGCAGCGGATCAACATCGCCCGCGAGAATGGGCTTATCAGTTCCGTCGAGGCCCAGCGCCGTCTGCTCGCGCTGCGCCAGCAGGAGATTGCCAAGCTCCAGCAGATCATCCCGCTCCTTGAAGCTCAGAATGCCGCGCTTGAGGAACCGAATTCAGAGCTGACCCAGCGCATCGCTGATCTGAAGCTGCAGCTCTTTGACCTGCAGAGCCAAGCCAGCTTGGCAGTCAACGCGTTCCGTCAGGGGTTCGAGGGTGGCCTTGGCGATGCTCTGAACAAGCTCGCCACCGGTACCGCCACGCTACGTGATGCGGTGGTCGGCTTGTTGCAGGACATGACGCGCGCGATGGCCAACTTCGCTGCGCAGCAACTCGCATCCATTGCTACGGCGCAGCTGATGAAGCTCGTATCCGGCGGCGCAGGCGGTGGAAACACTCCGAACCTAGCCGCACCGGACCCTGCGCAGGCGGCACAGGCCGGCGTCGCCTATGCAGCGCCCATCATGACCGCCGCCGGGGCGCTTGCCGCCAGCGCAATCCCATTGCAGGCAGCGGCATCACAGCTCCAAGCAGCGGCATATCAGATGGCAGCCGCAAGCGCTGCCAGCGCGTATGCCGAAGGCGGCTACACCGGGCCAGGCGGCAAGTACCAACCGGCCGGTATCGTTCATGCTGGCGAGTACGTGCAGCCTCAGCGCGTGGTGAGGGAGCCTGGCGCGCTGCACTTTATGGAGAACTTTCGCCGCATGGGCATGCGCGCGATCGACAACTGGCGCGGCTATGCCGGCGGCGGGCTCGTGGTCGATTCGCCCAGCGTTTCCTCGCAGATGCAATCGCTCGGCGCACCCGGCGCCTCAGGCGGCTCCGAGCGCTCGTCCTCTGCCGTGCTGCTCGGCCTTGAGGACGGCCTGGTCGTCAAGCACATCAAGTCACCGAGGGGCGTGGAAGCGATGGTGCAGAACATCACCCGCAATCCGGCCCTGTTCCGCGGCGCTCTGGGGGTCTGATGCCGAATCGAGTCGGTTTTGTCGATAACAGCAGCATGCTCGCGCACTACGCGATGCTGGCTGAGATCAAGGATTTCTGCGAGGACAACGGCTGGTCGATCCTGCGCTACGACACCAGCGCAGCTAATCGCGAACTCATCATGTCGGCACCCGGATATACCGGCCCTGATGGGGACGTTCCGGGCTTCGTGGGCGTGCGCACCTATCAGAGCGTCGCCAGCGATTACTACAACCTGTGCGCTGCCAGCTTCACTGGCTACGTATCGGGAAATTCCTTCGACACGCAGCCTGGTGTGTATCTGTCCGGCGTGCCCGCGCACAACCAACGCATCGACTACTGGATGACGATCAACGACCGCAGGCTTGCGCTGGCGATGAAGGTCGGCACGCCGGTCTACGAATCCGCCTATCTCGGTTATCCGCTGACCCCATACTTCACGCCTCGCCAGTTTCCCTACCCAATCGTGTGTGGCGGCATGCTGACCGGAGCGGCAGCGACCCGATTCAGCGATACAGCACATTCGTTCCCGTACAAATCCATCGCCAACGCGCGGTTGGCCATGCGGTTGGCCGATGGGTCGTACTTCAACCCGACCTGCTGGCCGTGGTCGAACAATTCGCTGATGAATCCGACTCCGACGTCGAATTACCAGATTCGGCCCACCGGCACGAACTACAAGCTGATCCCCGTGATCATGCGTGGCGCGAACAATCTGCTAGCGGAATTCGACGGCATCTATGCGATCACCGGCTTTGACAACGCTGTAGAGAACACCTTGGTGATCGAGGGCGTCACGTACATCGTGATCCAAGACGTGGCCCGCACAGGCTTCGTGGACTACTACGCGATGCGGCTCGATCCGAACGATTGAAGGGGGACTTCAGCTGTGGCTCATGCAATTGGAAGCGTCAATTCTCTAGCGGATCTCCTAACCCAGATCCGCAGTGCGTGCACGTCGAATGGCTGGACGCTCTCTGGGGATGTGTTGCACAAGGGCGGGATCTATATCCGGACGCGAGAGGTCAGCGGCAATCTGGAATTCGTGGGTGGCACAGGAATCGATGGAGACAATCTGCTCACGGGCGCGGGGCCATCGGTAAAGCGAATCGGTCAGCTTTACTCGGCCGCGCAGGCGCTGACGTTCCCGATGACTTACGAGGTGCACATCAACACCGACCCGGATGAAGTCTATGTTGTGGTGTCATTCAGCGTCGACTTCTACCTTTGGGCTGCGTGGGGTCGCTCTGATGTCGCTGGCCTGCCTGGCACGGGCGTATGGTACGGAGCCTCAAAGAACGCGCTAAATGCTGGCGCCATTGCAATGACTCCAACTTCCGGCGGCGGCGGCACGTTCGGAAATGGCGACTCATGTCCAGGCTTGTTTTATCGATCCAACTCCGCCGGAGAAGGGGCGCAAATCGAAACGCACATTCACGATGACCTCGATTCCAGCGGATGGAGCCAGGGCGCCGTGACAACGATGGCGTATGCCCCGCCCAACGTCGGTGAATTGCTGAATGTGCTGCCGAACACGCTCAACGATGAGACGGTGCTAGTACCCATTCTGGTAACGACACCGCGGACTTCGGGCAATAAGGTCTCAATTGTCGCTGACCTGAAGCACGCTCGATACTGCAGAGTTGACTATCACGATCCCGGCGACATCGTGACCCTGGGATCTGATCGGTGGCGCATTTATCCGTGGTACCAGAAGAACCTAGTGGGCCGCAACGGTGGTGGCGGCATCGCCCATACAGGAACACTCGGCTGGGCAGTGAGATATACGGGGCCGTGATTCATGGCGGTCATTGACGGCGAGATTGTCCAGTCTGGCGCGGGGGGTGAGATCAACCCCCGATTGACTGTGGGCCTGCGCGCCTATGGATTCGATCAATGGCCGCCCTACACAGAGATCGTCGCTGGCTCACCGCAAGGCTCTTTGGTATCGGCACTTCCTGTGGAGGCAGTGCCGAAGACTCTCGCTGGCGAGGTCTCGCAGGCACTTTCGGATGACTGGTATCACCGCATACACATCCGGCCGAAGGTGCTCGCTCTCGGAAACATCGCGTCTACACAGGCCCAAGAGATCGAGGTGTGGAATGCCTGGTTAGCTCCAGTCACCTTGCTGGGGATCGATGGCATCGAAGAGGGCATGGTGCTGAGTGGAGCGTTCGATTTCCCTCTTCCGTTCAACGCTCTTCAGTTCAAGACATGGAACCTCAGTATCGATGAGGAAGGGCCCTCTGCTATCGATGCCACTTTGACGTGGGTCTTCAGTGGAGTTCCCTCTGCGGCGCTCTCGATTACCGGCACACGCATCGTGACCTGGCCGATCCTTCCGGACTGGGGCGACGGCATCAAGGAACGCCTGGAGTGGGCGACCGAAGTGATGTCGAGCGAGGAACGCGATGAACAGCGCCGTGCACTGCGGCTATCTCCTCGTCGGGCATTTGATGTTCGGATGGTGTTCGACGGCCGTGAGCGGTCGCTGTTCGATCTGGCGACTCATGGCTGGGGCGGCCGTGTCTGGGCCATGCCTGTATGGCCTGACATCCAGCTTCTGAGTGCTCCGGTCGCGGCCGGCGCCTTGTCGATTGCGTGCTCGACCGTCGGCCGTGACTTCCGCGAGGGCGGTCTCGCCTTGTTGTACGACTCTGCGTTCGCTTCGGAAGTATGCGAGATCGATACCGTCACCACGGGTGCCCTGACACTCGTCCGGCCAACGCAGGCGGCCTGGCCGACGCGCACCCGGCTGTATCCAGTACGAACCGCCCGCTTTGCTGAGCAGCCGAAGGTGCGTCGCCTGACAGATGTTGCAGTGGACGTCAATGCCACTTTCCTTCTGGCGGAACCCTCCGACTGGCCGGAGGCGGTGTTGCCGTCCTATCGAGGATTCCCGGTTTATGACGCACGGCCGGATGAGACCGAAGAGCTGACCGGCACCTTCGAGCGCATGCTGTACCAACTCGATAACACCAGTGGCCTGCCGTTCGTCCTGGATACGGCTGAAGCGGCTTTCGGGACGCAAGCCCACCGTTGGGTGCTACAGGGCATTGATGAGCGCAGCGCCTTCCGGTCGCTGCTTTACGCGCTGCGTGGTCAGCAGGTTTCAGTCTGGCTGCCAACGCACTCGGATGATCTGCGCATCGCCGCGACGGTCGGATCGGCCGCGGTGGCGATGGTCATCGAGAACGTGGGCTATGCCCGATTCGGCCAAGGTCAGCGTGGCCGCCAGGACATTCGCATCGAGTTGCGGTCCGGCGTGGTGTTCTATCGTCGGATCGTCGCAGCGGCCGCCATCGACACGGCCACTGAGCAGATCACCATCGATTCGGTGCTGGGCGTCGTCGTGGAGCCCGCAGACGTGCGGCGCATTTCCTTCATGATGCTGGCACGCAGCACCTCGGATACGACCGAGATCCTGCACGTGAACGACGTTCTCGGTGTGGCGACCAGCCGCAAGATATTCGTGGGAGTGAAGGACGAATGAGCTTCCTCTCACGCGAGAACAGCATTTTTGGTGGCCGGCCGATCACGCTCTACGAATTCCAGCGCGGGCTGACACGCTGGAGCTATACGAACGCCGATCGCGTGCAGGTATTTCAGACGCGCACGTTCTCGGTGATAGCCATCAGCGACGATGGCCGTCGCCGCACCGGTGAGGCGAGCGCAGACAGCATCACGGTGGTCGTGCCCTGGAATAATCCCGTTGCACGGCTGTATCGCGGTGCACCACCATCGGCCGAGGTCAGCCTGACGATCTGGGATCTGCACCACGGCGAGCCGGACTATCGCGTGGGTTGGACGGGCAGCATCCAGGGCGTGCGCTATCCCTCGCCCGAGCGCGCAGAGATCATTTGCCTGTCGATGGGTGCGACTCTGGACCGGCCCGGCCTGTGGCTCGGTTATGAGCGTCTGTGCCCCTACGACGTGTACGGCCCGATCATCGCCGGCGTCGGCTGTGGCGTGAGCCCAGCGCTATACGCAGTCGACGCCACCATCCAGTCGATGACCACGGAGACGATCTCCTCCGGCACGTTCGACGCGCCGGAGGATGGCTACTTCGACGGCGGCTACGTGGAATGGCCGATCGGTAACGGCGAGACCGAGCATCGCGGGGTCGTCAAGCACGTGGGCAGTGTGCTGACGCTGCTGGGTGGTACGGATGGGTTGTTAGTTGGTCAGGCGGTAGCTGCCTATCCCGGCTGCGACAAGACCATCGGCCTGTGCCACTCACGATTCGGTAACGACCTGCAGCACGGCGGCTGCCCTCACATGCCCGGTAAGAGTCCCTTCGATGGCAACCCAATCTGGTGATCGCTGATGGGTTTCATCATCCGCATAGTATGGATGGTTGTCGCGTACTTCGTGTCGCGAGCGGCGGCGCCGAAGCCGGTCAAACCAAAGCCGGCCGCGTTCGATGACTTCGATTTCCCTCAGTTCGAGGAGGGCACGCCGCAGGAAGTGATATTCGGCGATTGCTGGACCGAGTCGTGGATGGTGCAGGCGCTCGGCAACTATCGCACCACACCGATTAAGCGTCGCTCCAGTGGATTCCTAGGCATTGGCGGCAGCTCTCAGACGGTCGGCCATCGGTACTACTTCGGCATCCACATGGGAGTGAACCTGCTGGAGTCCGATGAGATCACCATAGTGAAGGTTGGTGATCGCGACGCGTGGACTGGGTCGATCACGTCGAGTGGAACGGTCCTCATTCAGCAGCCCGAGCTTTTCGGGGGCGATGACTCGGAGGGCGGCATCGTCGGCAGGCTGGACGTGATGATGGGCGAGCCGACTCAAGCGGTGAACCCACGACTTCAGACGATGGTCGGCGGCGGACTGATCCCCGCCTTCCGTGGTCGCACGACGTTGTTCTATGACGGTCAGATCAGCTCCAATAGCCCGTACCCGAAGACGTGGGCGGTGCGGCGCAATCGCATCCAGAAGGGCTGGGACGGAGCTGCTTGGTTTCCGGAAAAAGCCAAGCTGGTCTACAACGACACACCGCCAGAGGCATACCCGGCTGAGCCGCTGGAGTCAGACTATCCAAATACGATCGCCGGCAAAGTGGGTTTCGTGATCGCGCATGCCGCGTGGGTGAAGCAGGTGGCAGCACTCGATCGTGAGCGCATCAAAGCGATGAATGGCGCTCACATCCTCTACCAGACCCTGACACATCGCGCATATGGCCGAGGCTTACCCGCCTCACGACTCAACGCTGCAGCATGGTCGGCGGCTGCATCGACGCTCTACTCGGAACGGTTCGGGCTATGCCTGCGCTGGACCCGTCAGGATTCGATCTCGAACTTCGTGGACTCAGTGCTGGATCACATCGGTGGCGTGCTCTATGACGACCCGACTGACGGCACCATCGGCCTACGCCTCATCCGCGGCGATTACGATCCCGAGATGCTGCCAACGTTCACGTTCGGCACCGGCTTGCTGGCCATAGAGGACGATGACAGCAGCAGCCAGTCGGCTGGCACGAATGAGATCATCGTCGAGTTCAAGCGCCCTCAGGACAACTCAGTCGGTCGCGCGAGGGCGCAGAACAAGCCGTCGATTGCACGGTTCGGGCGGCTTTCGCAGACCGTGAGGTATCCAGGCATTCCGACCTACGAATTGGCCCAACGCGCCGCACAGCGGGATCTGCTCGCCGCCAGTGGGTTCCTCAAGCGCTTCAAGGTGCGGCTCGATCGACGTGGCTCACAAATCCAAAAAGGTCAATGTTTCCGCATTACCGAGCCGCGCAAGGGCATCACGAACATGGTGCTGCGCGCAGGACGTATCGAGGAAGGCGAGGCCGGGAAAGGTCAGATCACGATCAGCGCGGTGCAAGACGCCTTCAGCTTGCCAGCAACGCCCAATGTGGGTACGCCGGTGAATCTGTGGGTCCCACCGGATAACACGCCGCAGCCGATCGCTACACGGCGCCTCATGGAGGCGCCCTACTGGATGCTGGTGACCATGATCGATCAGGCGAATCTGGCGCTGATCGATGATCTTGCCGGCCATCTGCTCGTGCTCGCCATGCGACCGACGGGTCTCTCGCTCGACTACGACATCACCACGCGGATCGGCGCATCCGGCCCGTATACGACACGCGATGTCGGGTCGTTCACACCCACTGGCACGCTGTTGGCCGCGCTCTCGATCACTGGTACGTCGGCCACGGTGGCCGGCGGCGTCGACCTGGACATTTTGAGCACGCCGACGATTGCTCTGATCGATGATGAGTTCGTACGTATTGATGCGCTGAATGCCAGCACCGGCGCGATCACGTTCGTTCGCGGCTGCCTCGATACGGTGCCGGCAGCCCATGACTCCGGTGCCCGCATCTGGTTTTTCGGCGATCACTACGGCGCTGATCCGACCAGCTACACCACCGGCAATGCTGTCTATGCTCAACTGCTCACGAATACCAGCCAGGGCAAGCTCTCTGCCAGCCTGGCTGGCTCGAACAACATCACGATGGACCAGCGGCACTTTCGCCCCTATCCGCCGGGCAAGCTTCGCGTGAATGGCAGCAGCTATCCCACAAGCATCACGGGCGACCTGGTCGTGTCGTGGGTACATCGCGATCGCCTGGCCCAAGCCAATCAGCTCGTCGACAGCGAGCAGGCCAGCATCGGCCCGGAGGCAGGGACCACGTACACGCTGCGCATCTACAGCGGCACGACGCTCAAGCGAACGGTGACCGGGCTGACCGGTACCAGCTACACGTACCTCAATGCCACCGAGGTTACTGATGGTGGTCCGTTCGACCCCATTCGCTTCACTCTGCACGCCGTGCGCGACGGCCTGGAGAGCGCTCAGGGACACGATTGGCAGGTGACCCGCAGCTGAGCATCAAAAGAAGACAGGACGATCACGAACGTGCTGCAACACGTCCGTGATCACCAGAGATCACGTGATGACGCACGTGCCCCCAGCCGAAGGCCCTGCCACCTCCGCGGGAGGCGGGCCGACGATAACAGGAGCCATCACGTGCCCAAACCGATTACCCCCTGGCCTGGCGGCAAGAGCCGCTTAGCATCCACCCTTTTTTCGCTGTTCTGTGACCGCCATCGCACTTACGTCGAGCCCTTCGCCGGTGCCGCGGCGATGCTCTTCTTACGCTCCGAGCCAGCCAAGGCGGAGGTGCTCAATGACATCAACCGCGACCTGGTCAATCTGTACCGGGTCGTGCAGCACCACCTGGATGAGTTCGTGCGGCAATTCCGCTGGCAGCTTGTCTCGCGCGACGAGTTCGGTCGGCTGCTGCAGTCGCCGCCGGACACCTTGACCGATATTCAGCGAGCCGCGCGGTTCTTCTACCTCCAGAAGCAGGCATTCGGCGCCAGGGTTGCGGGCAAGACGTTTGGTGTCGATCCCAGATCTGCCCCCAGGCTGAACCTGCTCAGGCTGGAGGAGGATCTCAGCGATGCACACTTGCGCCTGGCGCGCGTCACGATCGAGAACTTGCCCTGGCAGTCCTGCATGGCCAGGTACGACTCGCCCGAGACATTCTTCTTCCTCGATCCACCCTACTGGCAGACCGAGGGCTACGGGGTTCCCTTCGGGCTCGAGCAGTACGAGCTGTTGGCTGCAACGATGCGCGGCTTGAAGGGCCGGGCGCTGCTGACAGTCAATGATCACGCGCAGATGCGTGAGGTGTTCTCCGGCTTCCGGACGAAGCGCCTGTCGACCCACTACACGATCGGCCGGGCGGCCAGCACCAAGGCGAAGCCGCGGGGGGAACTGGCTGTTATGAGCTGGTAGGGAGTCGGGCTATCATGCCGCCCGGCGCAATTTGCTTGCCGGGAGTGCAATTTGGCGTTACGTCCAAATATCGCGCTCCCGGCCAGTCATTTATCGCGCGCCGCTACATTTGCCTGCATTCCCCGAGAGCATCATGAGCGGCAGGAAGGCGAACGCGAGTGTCGCGGTGCAGCCGAGGATCGCTTGAAAG